AAACGTTAGTAAAGGAAAGCTCTTGAAACCACGTAGGACTTTGCTCTATGGGGTGCAAGGATGCGGAAAAAGCTCTTTTGCTGCGCGGTGGCCCGATGCAATCTTCATCGACATCGAACGCGGAACAGAAGATCTTGATATCACTCGATTCGATTGCTTCAAGGACGGCGCAAAAGCCTGGACATTTCTTGTTTCGCTTTTAAATGAAGATCACCAATTTAAGACACTGGTGATCGACACCATCGACTGGATGGTGCGCATGCTTGAAGAATCACTTGCTAAGAAGCATGGCAAAGAGACGCTAGCGGATTTCGATTTTGGTAAAGGGAAAGCTAAGTCCGGCGCCCAAACAATGCGATTGATCGCTCTTCTGGAGGAGATCGCGAAAAAACGCGGCATGCATATTCTTTTGTTGGCTCACGCGGACCAGGTTAAAATCGAACCACCAGATCGAGCAAGTTTTTACAAGTACAATGCGAAAATGACCGATGTTTGTGCCGAAATGCTCAAAGAATGGTGCGATGAAGTGCTTTTTGTCGGCGAGGAATTCACAACAAAAGTGCTCGACGAAGGCTTTAATCAGACTCGGGTGATTGGTATCGGCGATGTGCGTCGTGTAATGTACACAACGGAACAACCTGGTGCCTACGCGAAAAATCGCCTTGGATTACCGGACAAGATTGATTTCACGAAAGATTGCTTTGAAAAAAGCTACGCAAAGTTTTTGAAGTAACGTTTGTTTTGTTTTCGTTTGTTTTTGTTTTGGAGAAAGTAAGATGAGTCAAGATCAAGAATTTAATGAACTAGAGACAGTTACGGAATTCGGCGGATTTGATACCGAAGGCGTCGACATGTCGAGTCGCGCAAGCCTGATTCCAGCTGGCAAGTACGTTGTGGTTGCTACGCGAGCAGACTACAAACGAAACAAAAACCAGAACGGCTACTTTGTCGACTGTGAATTCCAGGTCACCGATGGCGAATACAACGGTCGCAAATTCTGGGAGATGTTCAATATCAAGAACGAAAACGCTCAAGCTGAATCTATTGGCAAGCGAGAGTTTTCAAAATTACTTACGGCGCTCGGATTTAAGACAATCAAGTCGATGAGCGAAATTGTCGATCGCCCTTTTGTCGCTGAACTCGGATTTAAGAAGAAATCGAAAGACAGCACCGACGAAGTGAACACAATTAAGAAATATCTAGACCGAACACAAGCAGCTACGATCGAAGCTAGCGACGACCCAACGGCAACACCGTTCTAAAACGAAAGTACGCGAGTTTAGTTTTGTCACTTGCGATGGTGAAGACACACTTCACCATCGCTTTTCTTCGTGGAGTCAAGCATGGAACTTCGCTGGTACCAAGAACGAGCCCGAACGGTTTGTTGGGAATGGATCAAAAAGAACCCAGGCAATCCAGTAATCGTTCTTCCCACTGGAGCAGGAAAAACAGCTCTAGCAGCTGCACAACTGTCTGATTCAGCTCGATGGGGTAAAAGATGTTTATTGATCACGCATGTCAAAGAACTGCTATCACAAGCCCAAGGCACGCTAGAGAAATTTGGCGTCGACGCGGGTATCTACTCTGCGGGACTCGGCGCCAAGGATGCAAGCCAACAAGTAACGCTTTGCGGGATTCAGAGCGTTTATGAGCAAGCAAAACTTTTTGGGCATATTGACTTAGTGCTAGTCGATGAGGCACACAGAGTGCCAAGTAAAGACCAGGGAGGAATGTATGGTCAATTTCTCGATGACCTATCCACGGTCAATCCAAAGCTACGAGTTATCGGACTAACCGCAACACCCTATCGAATCCGCAAAGGTCTGATTTGTGGTCCTTGCGATCAAAACTGGTTTCAGGAAGTCGCTTACGAAGTCCCAGTCAACCGATTGATTAAGGAAAAATTCCTTTGCCCGATATCCAGCAAGATATCGAAAAGCGAAATCGACACTCAAAAAATGAAACAAGTGAGCGGGGACTTTGCCATTGGAGAGCAAGAAATAGCTTTTGCGGTGAAGAGTGAAGAGATTATCGAAGACATGCTTCGACGATGTCAGATTGCGGAAAGGAAAGCAACGATCGTTTTTTGTGCTGGCGTAGATCAGGCGAAGGAAGTTCGGCAATCGTTAGTCGATCGAGGAATGGCTTGCGGATTGATTACTGGCGACACCGACGACGATCTTCGCGACGAATACATTCAAGAATTCAAGGCCGGTCGAATCCCGTTTCTAATCAACTGTACAGTGCTTTGCGAAGGATTCGATGCTCCGAACATCGATTGCGTTGTGCTAATGCGAGCCACAACGAGCCCAGGCTTGTACTATCAAATGGTAGGACGCGGATTACGAACTTGGTTTGCGAAATCATATTGCCTAGTAATCGACTACGGACAGAACTTGGATCGACACGGACCAATCGACCAAATCGTCATTCCAGCTGTCGCTGGTCAGGCAAAGGAAAAGAAACCATCGATCAAAAAATGCCCTCAGTGCGATGAGGCACTGACGCAAAATCAAATGAAATGCCCAGCTTGTGAATACACTTTCGAGCGTGGCGATCTCTGGGAATCGCTGAATGGTAAACCGACGAAAGCGGCAGTAACAAGCGATCAAGATGAAGGAACATGGGAACAAATTGGATGCATAACAGTCCAGCCACATACAAAAAAAGGTGGCGACGAAACCACGAAACGAACACTGAAGGTAAGTTTTTTTAATTCCGCCTTTCCAATTGGATTCCCTGTTGTGAGTGCTTTTCTTTGCGTCGAGCATTCTGGATTTGCGCGAAACAAAGCGGAGCGAGTTATAAAAAAATTGACTCAAGGGAAGATGACCGATATTCCACGCGACGCGGAAGAATGTTCGCTCAGACTAAACGAGCTGATCATCGAAGGATTGCCGTCACCAGTCGCGGTGAAAATTAAAGCTCAAGCCGATAATCGAAGGTTCATTGAACTGGTTGATCTATCTTTCGATTCGCAAGTTCTGAATGAACAAGAAACAGATGCTGTCAGCGCGGACTGGCAAGAATTCATGGAGAGCTAGCGATGATCGAAGTCCCAGAAGTAATGAAGCCTTACAAACAGTGGGGCGTTTGGAGAAGCGAAGACGGCAATAAGATCCCGTACATGCCTGGATTCAAGCGTAAGCTGCGAACTAACGACGCGAAGACGTTTTCGCATTACGAATCCGTTTGTCGAGAGGAGCAGATTTGTTTTGTACTTTGCGACGAAGATGTTTTTGTCGGCATCGACATTGACGATTGCATCATCGAAGGAGAAGTGACGCCGGAAGCAAGGAAAGTGATTGATCTATTTGTTAGCAAGGGATGGATGGAGATTAGCCCAAGTGGAACAGGAATCAAGATCACCACTCAAGGAACCAAGCCTGAAGGATCTCGATGTGTTTATTACATAGGCAAGCAGAAGTTTGAAATTTACGATCGCGTAAGATTCTGGACGATGACAGGGAATCTTTTTGAGTCTCAGTCGGTCATTGCCAATGCTAGCGATCAGATCGATCGCATGTTTACGTTGTTTGATCTCAATGTACCAGAGAAAACACCATCACCCCCCTTAAAGACATTGCCACTCGCTTTCAGGCCGGCAGCTAATGACATGCGAGTCGAGCGGGGCAGGCTGTATCTATTGACGATCCCAACTCCAGCGAAGGGACAGATTAACAATACGCTATTTAAGACAGCGGGTCACCTTTGGAAGATTGTCGATGCATCGGGCTCTTCGATGGACGAAGAGACGATCTTCAGTTTGATGTGGGCTTGGTGCGGCGGATGCGATCCTGGTTTGACTGAAGACTACTTGCGACAGCGAATCAAGAATTCGAAGACATGTGGCCGGCCACCAGCGATAAAGCTTCCAGATGAGAAGCAACAGATTGATACAAGCTTGATCGATCAGTGGTTGGCGGAACAAAAAGATCAGAGTGACGAAACGGACGAAGAGTATCTTCAGTCTTTGGTGCCGGCAGATGGTTTAATCAAAGAGATTTTTGAGTTCTACAATCTGACGGCACACTTGTTTTCGCCTACGATCGGTATGGCAACGGCTATCAGTTTCTTGGAGGCTCTATTTGGGCGAAGACTGCAATCAGATTCAGGTCTGCGCACAAATGACTACAACGTCATTCTTGCCGATTCGGGAGTCGGTAAGGAAATGGCCGAGAAAACGATTGTGCGAATCCTTTCGGCAGCTGGCGATCTCGATATGGTTTGCCCAGCTGGAGTTCAGTCCGGAAACGGACTGCTAGCATATCTTTCCAATAATCCCTGTTCACTTTGGATCAAGGACGAATTCGGGATGTATCTGGAGGGTGTATTCGGCAAGAAAAAGCAACCAATCGAGATGCAAGTTGGGCGACTACTACTTGAGATGTACGGAAAATCTGATTCTCGTTATTCCGGCAACGCTCATGCGGCCGGCAAAAAACACGAAATCGATCAGCCCCATTTATGTTTGCTTGGGTTATCAACGTTCGGGACGCTTTTCGCCAATATCGATTACAAAGAAGTTGAATCGGGCTTGTTTAGCCGAATTGCCTGGTGGCCGGTCACAGAACGAACACAGCTTCGAGAGGATGTCGTAATTCAGCCGATTCCCGAGTCAATTGTCGATAAAGTTAAGAAATGGCTCGAATTTAGACCAGAAGACGGTTTCCCGCCCATTTGCCAGCCTGTAGTCCTGCCATGGACATTAGAGGCCAAAGAACGCTGGAAACGTCACCAGCGAGCCATTAGAGCTAAACAAGAGACGGAAACAACAGGTCGAGCGGCCATTTGGTCGCGGGTTGCGGCTCGAACCATCAAGCTTTCGATCGTCCACCGAGGATCACGCATGTTTGGTCCCGAGGAGATTAACCAATGGAGCCAAGCGGCGCTCGATATCACCGATATCGACTGGGCGATCAAGATTTCGAACTGGATTGCACGGACTGCGTGCAATCTAGCACTGAACAACACCAGCGACATGAACTCGCCGAAGGCTCAAAATGCGATCATGGAGTTTGTGAAGCGAGCTGGCGGCGAACCAGTCAAATTGGTCACCATTCAGCGTAATCGCAGCATGCAAAAGAACGAGATTATGGCAGCTGCTTTGATACTCGAGCGCGAGGGAAAGATAGAGATCACCCGAAAGCCGTATGGAACAAAAGAACTGGTCACTTTTAGGGGTTTAATCAAGTAGTAGGTAGTAGGGTGATATGGTATAGGGCTACAGAAAGCCGGCGAGAGAAATACTTGCCGGCTTTATCTATTTTAACACACAGGGAGAGATGGGGTAGGGTAGCACCTACTACCTACTACTGACTCTATTAGAGTATCTAATATAGATATATATATATATATATATTAGACTTACAACGACAGGCATCCCCCAAAAGATACTGGACATAGGCATGAACAAGTAGTAGGACTACTAGTCACCTATTACTGCGAAGTCAAAAATCTAAAAACCCCACCTTTGCTGGTAGTAGGTGAAGTAGTAGGTAGATCGGCACCTATCACCGTTAAAAGAGGGGGTATGCAAAATTTCTGCAAAAAAATGTGTTTCTTGGGTGTACTTTGGTTGTGCTCGGCGAATAGATACTTATAGTGTTCCGCAAGTGTGCTGGGCGAAGACACAAGAATTGAGGAAATGATGAACTTTACGATACCCGACAGAAGTGCTAAGTATCCTTACGACCAGTGGACTGACGGGGAAGTCCATCGAGCACAACAGGGGGTTGATTACTACTGCTCGACAGTTGGCTTTATTAACGCTCTGCGGCGCAAAGCCAAACGAATGGACGTTTCCATTTCGGTTCGATCGATTCGAGCAAAGCCCCCTAATGTGGTTGAGTTCCAGTTTTTGGTTCCAGCTCCGTCTCCCCCAGTACCAAAGTCTCGAAAACTGGTAACCACTGCGAAGAGGCTCAGAAAAAAATGAAACGATTGTCACAGGGGATATTCGGTCTTTGCTTGTTGTGTTTGGGGCTAGCTGGCTTTTACTGGCTTTTCCAACAAGAGCCCGGTCAGAGGCATCAAATGATTGGTGCATTTGAGGGTTTTGTTTTGTTCTGCGGATTAGTGATTGTGCTTGGAGCAGGCACAGCGACCGCGGTAGAGGCTTTTTGTGATTCGGATAAATAGAGAGACGAACATGAGCGACGAGCCATACCCATACTGTTTTCGGCGATCGCTTCGCGTCGGACTACGACTAATGAAAGAGCGTCGTAGGGTTCGCGACGACAAAATTCGTAACAGCCGAATGCGAATGCGAGTTGGCTACCTACTTGCTTGCCGAGATGATCGTTTTTTTTTCTGGAACGTTTATCTCGAAGGAAAAAACGGATTCCTGATTCGAGCTACTAAACAAAGTTTTGCTTTACCATCGCAGGCGTTTGACTGGATGATTGCTTTTGTCCTGAAAGGGTCAACACATGACCGATGAAGTAATGTGGCGATTGCCAAATGAATCAGATCAGGGCAAGTGTAAGTTTGCCCGCTTTCTAGACAAAGAAACAAACACAGGAATCGGAGTTTTCATTAAGTTTGAAAATATTCACGGATTGATCATGCACATGGGCGAAGATTCGCAGTGTTACATGTACTGCGAAATAGCAGATATCCCAGGTGATTGCAACCACTTTTCCTTTCTTTGGCAACACAAGCGCTACGAAGTTGAAATAAAGAAAACCGAAAACAGCTTTGTAGGCTACAACGTGACAGTCGCTTACAAAAGTTTGGATACAAATTTGACATGGATGCTGAAAGACAAGCTTGGAAACGTGATGTCAATCAGGTGGAGTCGTGAATTACGAAGATGGATACCGTCGCTTCTTTATACGGATGAACTATTCAGTGGTGAGTGCTTGGATTATTCGATAACAATGCAAGATCTTTGCGATTTTCTAAATTCAGAAAAGTTTTCTATTAAGGTACTGAATAACAATGAACCCAACGGATAAAGTTTTGTTAGCGAGTGGCCGAACCATGGATGTCTTCGTTAAGGACAGCAAAGGTTGGCAATGGGGCACAATTGATGATGAGGTCTTTGCGATCTGCGAGAAGAACGAACTCCACAAGATTTGCATCATGGCTAAGGCTGAAGACTTAGTCGCTTCAACGCAAGAAATCGAGAAGCAAGACTTTTCCAGCTATCTGGAAGATGGTTGGATCGATATAAAAACTCAAGAAGATTTCGAATTCTTATCCAACGAGGAAGATGATCGGCTTAGCAGAACTTTTCGTTTTCGGAACAGAGAAAGCGAAGTATGGATCATCTCAAAATTCGTGAGAGCGATTGGTCAGTTTCAAATAGATAAGCTAATGAACTATATATTTGAGTGTGAAGATAGAACGTTTTCGCAGATGCAAGCGTATGTGGTACCAGATTGCGGGACTGGATATAGGTTAGTCGATCGTCGCAAAGAATTGATCCTTCCGACCGACGAATTTTGTACTCGAAACAAAGAACACGATTGGATAAAGATTCACAAGATCAGCGATCGAACCTACAGCGAACCAGGTCTATTCTTTCGACGGAAAATCACAGACGACATCAAGCATCAACAAGAGCGAGTTGTTGCCGGCAAAAGCATTCTTGAATCTTGTTTCGAAAGCCGGCCCGAGATCCTTTGGCGAGATGCAGAATACGATGATGTTGATCGCGGCTTGTTAGCTCGATTTGCGAACGGTCTTGGAAGAGATTGGCGATACAGCGAGTTGAAACGCTGCTTGATCGCTCCAGGGGCAAACGTGTATCCATGGTACGACTTAACTGGTCAAGGATACCCGATCTGCCAAGTGTATGACCCACCAGTTGGTAAGATACAGCCTTTTACCTACCAAGACGCAGAGGATTTGATTAGCCGATTGTTCTGCGTTAAGTGCTTCCATGACGGCGAGCAATACGAACAGTTGCATAGAATCAGCGGCGTATCGTCACCAGTTGGTGACCGTCCAGAAACTTTGATCAACGGCTTTTCTGCGACCTATCTGTTGCAGTGGGGAAGGTTCGTCAGCTGTGACGCAAAAGGACACTATTTCATGGGAACACTGACAAAATGAGTCGTAGCAATTTGCTTGCGTTGTGCTTTTTCTTTTGTTTTTTTTGCTGCCCTTTTGCTTAACGTTTTAACTTGGATCTGGCTTATTCGATGGGTATCGCAATGAACAAGACAAAAGCAACAAAAACACCATCTTGGAAGCGTAACAATCCACCACTTAAGGTACTCGACGATAAGCAGCTCGAAGAAATACGAGCCTGGTTACGAGAGAGTGACTTTGTTTTTTGGAAAACACGTTTGTCATTGAATAAGATTCGCAAACGCATCTCGACCAAGTACAAGCGAAAAACAGGCAAAGACCAACTGAAGAACATGATCGCCGATGGATGCAAATTTTATCGCAAGATCAGGCTTGTTCAGTTTACAACTGAAGACAAACTACTGGACGGTAAAGAGTGGGAAGCGTTGTCGCTTGTTCTAGAAGGACTCAAAGAATTTGCAAGCTACGCGGCATCAGTCAATGATGTTTGCTTGCTAGTGACCTCTGTAGGAAAGTTCAGAAACTGTAACCCGAAGCTGCTCGATGGCATTCGAGAATCAAAAAAATGGTGGAAAAAATGATTGAAACGACATTTCTATACGTTGTCAGAAAGCCAGATGGTAAGGTCACTATCGAACTTGCAAGAACCTACTTTTTGAATCACGTTCCAAGTAGTAGCTTGTTTCGGATTTTTGATCACGAAATAACGTCTACCGATCCAGAATACGAAATCAAAAAGGGACTTAGGTGTCTGATCTCGTTTTATCGCTATGTTAATGAAGACTTTGACGTTGAGGCACTGAAGAAAGAGGCGATCAGCGATGGTTGGCTTGTTAACAGCGAACCAGTTAAAGAGAAATGTAAGCATCGTTTTGTTAAGAAGGAAAACGACAGAAAAGAAATTGAACGCAGATGCAAGTTTTGCAACATGGAAGCTCATTCCGATGGCGACTTTTCATACCTTTGCGGTAGAGATTACTGCAAGTGTTGTCAGTGATTTAAGATACATGCGGAGAGAATTATGCCGGATTACGCACAAGCACAGATCAATCTGAACAACGCGGCTATTAAGGTAAAGAACTTTTTTACTGAAGCTGAAGTTGATAGGCTACCAACTCACTTGAAAATTGCCGTGAAGAATCTTTCGGAGGCAGCAGTGATTTTTGAGAATAAGACAAAGCCAACGCGACCAGACACCGGCGAAGATGACTTCGATTCGTTTCATGGTTGTGGCTAAAGCAGTAGATGGCTTTATCTAGTGCGCGGTGGCGCGGTAGTGGATCACAGTTTTTTAATAGTCCACTGCGCGGGAGGGGTGAAAGAAGTAACGGCTAGCAATCAGTAATGAATGCTATGCAGCGGAAGACCAGATCCGCGCTGAGATGTCCGGCAGTCGTGACGGCTCGAAGGCGTAGTATCGCGACAGGGTGACGCCGTCCAAATCTGGCGTGGCGATCGGCGGCGTGGTGGGACACGCCAATAGCTACGGCTTGTGACGTTAAAACCGAAACTGGGTCGCCAGTGTGAATTCGGCGCTAGAGCAAACGAGATCGCTAGCGACGTGAGACTGCAAGCAGCAGGTTCGAATCCTGCCCGATCGATTGAGCACTAGCAATCCTCGGTACTGACTGAAAATACCGAGTAAGTGGAGCGACGAGACCGATTGCTTAGATCGTCGCCGGGGCCATGACTGACAGCAGCGAACGGTGGGTGCGGAGCATGGAGACCGTGACGGGCGGAGAGAGTGCCGCGTTTTGAAGCACTAGAGGAATCATCATTCCTGTTCAGCCACTTTGAGTGTCGTGGAGACGCAGGGCGTGTTCGTGAAATTAGAAGATCACTAAAACTGAATTGAAACACAAGATGACCTGTCCGCAGGTTGGGGGGGGTAGGACGCATGGCAAAGTGAAAAGAGACAGAAAATGGGAACGTGCTATTCGAATGTCCTGGTTGTGGATGCCTGCATGCGGTTGGCGTCCGAGAGAAGAACTCAGTCGGGGCCCAATGGGGATGGAACGGAAGCCTTGATAAGCCGACATTCACACCATCGATTTTGGTCAAAGCGAATTACACTTCACCAGACAGGCTTGATGATATTTGCCATTCGTTTGTGACAGACGGAAAGATTCAGTTCTTGGGTGATTGCACCCATGGCCTCAGAGGGCAGACTGTTGATTTACCAGATTGGGAGGAGTGATGGCCAGGAAAAGAATTAACGGCATGAGCGTAGCAGAATTGCATAAGCGACTCGAAAAGCTTGTTTTGCTTGGTCACGGACGAATGAAAGTCTATGTGGACATGCAGAGCTACAGCGAACCTCTTGGATTGAGCCACCAACCAGTTCAAGGCATTGGCTTGAAAACTCTTTATGTTGCTGACGGCGACGGTAGTTTTATTGTCAACAAAAACGGAACGGATCGAGTCATGAATTGCGTTTCGCTTGCTGGTGGAGCTGGTGCAAACTGCTTTGGCGAACTTGTTGAGACTGTGGATACTGAATCCACAGGCCGGGAAGGTAAACAATGAGTATTAAAAACGAAATCTCTATTTTACGATCTCGGATTATCGAGCTTGAGGCAGAAACAAGGATTGCCAAGGCAATGCTGCGAGAAGAGATCGCTAATCGAGAAACAGAAGAAGAAATGCAAGAACCAATTAGCCATGAGCAATTACTAGAGCTTGGATTCGAGCCTGATTACGGAGATGGCTTGGCGATCATTGGCGAGCCGGAATTTGCGTGTGAATACAAGTTTGTAATCTGCAACAACATTGAGTTAGTTTTTTGGCACTGCTTTCAGCAACTTTGGTCAGTTGTTTACTGTTATGGATCTGTCGCGTTTAGACACGAAATTCGCGGGCCTTTGTCGGCAAAGGAACTGAATATCCTTATTCAGTGTTTGCAATATGAAAAAGAAGAATCTACTTGAGCAGTGGCTTCAAAACGAAGACAAAAAAGACAAACAACGCTGGAAAAAAGGCAAAGCATCTAACGCAAGATCAAAGCTTTTGGGTCAGATGAATTTAACGGAACAAGCTTACGCGAAATGGCTAACCGAACAAAAACTACTTGGGACAGTCATTGCGTTTAGATACGAATCTTTTGGCCTTCGATTAGCTGATCAATCATGGTATCGACCTGATTTTTTTGTGCAACTTTCAGATGATTCGCTCGAATTCCATGAAGTGAAGACTTGCGACGCTCGCGGCAACATCTTAAAAGAAGATGATGCCGATGTGAAGTTTAAGGTAGCTGGAGAGTCTTTTCCGATGTTTACTTTTCGGATGTTCGGACATCTGCCAGATGGTGGCTGGAAGGAAATTATTTACGGAGAAAAAGCGTGAAGATCATTGCCTTGTACGGTAAAGGGCGAACAGACAAAAGATCTGTAGCGGAGATATTGGTTCGCGATCGCGGTTGTGTTCAACTGCGAATGGAAGATATCGTGATCGATATCATTCGCCGGCAGAATCCAGTGATCGCCGCAAGTGGATCAAAAGTGCAATCGCTACTCGATCGATACGGAGTAGAACATTGTTTGACGAAGTACAAGGAACTTCGTGAAATTGTTTCGAATACAACTCGCGTTTTACAGGACTTTTTCGGCAAGCCATGTCTGCTCAATCTATTGTCACACGACAAGATTCAACCGATCGCAACAGAGAACGAAAACGCAGTTTTTGTAATCTCGGATTTCGAGGACATTGAACTACTTACATACTTGCGTGATGCAATGCCTGAATCCGAGACATGGTACGTTTACAAAGAGTTTTCCGAGTGCGATACAGCCGGAATCGATATAACAAAAAAGCTGGTAAGTACTGTTTCGCTGGAGAAATTAACAATCGCCACACTTGCGGCTTTCGATGGCGAACAAGTTAAGACGGCGAAAAACAAAGCAAAGCCAATCAATTGATGGTTGACTTTCTGGTCTTTGCGTGACCAGAATTGCATTTCTTATTTTTTTGCTGGCAATGTGGGGCTAGAACATGAAAAATTGGCAAGAATACGTAGTCCTTGCGATTAAAGCGATCGGATTGAAACGAGCTTTCAAGAGCTTTATCTTTTCCGTTTCTGGTCCATTGGTGTTGTTTGTGACCACGACGGTTATTCCAGACTTGCAAAAGCAAGGTGGCATGAACTACGCGATCGCGGCAGCAATTACCTTTGCCTTAGCGATGGCGACTAAAGCACTGGAGAACTGGAAGAATGTCCCAGACGAATGAAGAATTTCGAGTCTACGCTACACCAGCTCGTAAACTTACGCTTCGCGGTCGACGGCGATGCTGGGGGATGTCGAAAGACTGTTGGCAAAGAGCCAACGGCGATCAAGATCTAGCAACGCAGCTTTTCAATGAAGAGGTTCAGAAGCTTGGTTTTCCAGCTTGGCTTGTCGAGATCTTTATCATGTTTGCTGCGAAGTGGATTGCTGAATGGTTGATCAACCGTATCAATAATCCAAAACTTCCTGTTTCATTGGAAGACGCGGACGACGACGAATGAACCAAACCATAATCGGTTGGGCGATCCTTGTGTGTGGCGGACTATGGCTAGCGATGCAGCAAAGCGGATTTATTGACGCTTGGCGCCGTTCCTCTTTGGGAGAGGAGAAGAACGGCAAGGAAAAGGATTCCAGCGGTGCTAACAGTCAAGGAACGGATTTGATTGTTATCCACTCGAAAATTCTTGAGCTGAAGCGATTGCTTAGTCCGTCACACCCTGCACAAGTGAAGCTCGACGAAGTCGGGCAAATGATGTACACCACACCGAATCAAGAGGTGCCTGGTGAACAGCAATAAAAAGACATTTTGGCTACCGATTGCACTGATTGCGATCGGTGGCTTTCTCGCTTTTGGCGGCAAGCTTCCATCGAGCTTCGATTTTTCAAAGTGGATACCGATTCCGCAAACGGTCTATCCCGATGCTCGATGCATTCTGCTTTACGAGAGCGCCGAGCTTAAGGACTATCCAGAATTGTCTGTTACATTGCAAGATGCTGCGATGCGTCAGAGGCTTACGTCAGCCGGCATAAAATTTCGCCCCATGGATGTTGATCAAGAAGAGGCAAAGACCTACCGTGATCTGAAACTGAAGATCCCAGCGGTGATCATGGTCAACGTGGAAGCTGAAAAAGGAAAAGCCGTTCGCATGGCGGATTTCACCACGCAAAAAGCTATGCTGAAACTGATTGAAGAAACGACAGGCAAGGACGTCACCGAATGAGCGAACAATACGGACTTGGTCTACTCACTCCAGCGTCACGTCCTCTTCGATTGAAGTCGATCGAAGACAGCAAGCTAATGCTTACGCGAACAGAGATCGAGAAGCGACTATCAGATCCTAGAAGAACTCCACGCCGGCAGATCTTTGGTGCAGAGTTTACTAAAAACCAGTCGATGATGTCTGCTTGTTGCGGCTATGCCTATGCGCTGGCACTTGAGAAAGCAAGAATACTTTTCGGCTTGATTTGGGTGAAGCTTTCCGGCGATTACATTTACAGCTTGATCAATGGTGGTCGAGATGCTGGAGCCATGCTCGATGACGGAGCGAAAGCGAGCGAAGAACAGGGCATTGCGCCTGAAGAATTGGTCAAACAGTGGGAGTATCGATTCAGTAAAATGTCACAAGCCGCAAGGAATGCGGCAAAGAATTTTCGGGCTTTTGAAGCTTATCGTGTCGATAGCGATGAAGGGCTCGCCAGTGGGCTCGCCAACGGCTTTATTGGCGTGATTGCGACTGAATTCGATCAAGGACGGATGGCATCTCTTGATAGCGATGGAATATCGGCATCCAGTAACGGCGGAGGCAATCATGCTGAAAACGTCGACGATGTTACCATTATGCGAGGTAAATATGTCTACGATGTCCACAATTCACATTCGAATCGATTTGGACAGAATGGACGACATCGGGTAACATGGGATAAGCATTTAAGCGGTCCCAACAGGAACCACGCTTTTACGTTGATTCGGGGTGTTACAGATCCAATAGAAGGAGAGTGGCGAACGCCACAAGTTACGTTATGAACGGAATTAAGACAGGTTTGTTTCTAGGTTTGGTCATTGCTTTGGGTTGGCTTTTTAGCTTGGGTGCATCGAATCAGCCGTTTGCGATCGCCGAGCAAGAGAGTGATTTTATCGTCGAGGCTTCCGAGTCTGGTCCCGAGATGGTTGTTTGCGACAAAGGCTACAACGGACAGTGCAAGATTGTCCGACCCGATGGGACGGTTAGCCAAGTATTTCGATGTGTAAACGGCATTTGCGTTGCCGACGCTGCGGTCAAACCGTTTGCTTCAGCATCAACGCCAAGTCGGACGCAAGGAAGAATTGTGCAATCCAGTCAAGTGCAAACGATTTGTGAAAATGGCGTTTGTCGAAAAGTAAATGCACCATCTGTAAGGTACATCGAAGATACATCCTATCCAGTGATCGAAGAGCGAGATATTTTCTTTGAGGCGCCCAGTGTGGTACAATCTTCTTCGAGGACTGTATCGACTGCGCCAGTGCGAAATCGTGCATTTCGTCCACTTGCGAGGCTTGGAGGGCTTTTTTGTCGACGAAGGTGATTGAATGATTAGTGAAATCGCTTGGGATTGGGACAAAGTAGGCACGTTCATTCAAACGGTGGGCGTGCCTTTTACATGCCTACTTCTATTTGCGGCGCCGTTTATTTACCTACTCTTTTCGCTTGTCAAGCAATACGGTCCAAAGATCGCACAGAGTCACATTAGTTTCGTGGAAAGCTCAATCAAAATCCAAGAGCAAAACGCGCAGACGCTTTCAAAACTAGAAAGATCGATGGCTGCAAGCTCTTTTGGCCACAATGTAACTCATCAAGCAATTCATCGACTCACGACAGCCGGCATTCATATTATCGACGGCGATCGCGAAAGCGCACGTAAAGAGCTTGGGAAGGTTGATGGCATTTTCGAAGCTGCAAGAGAAAGGACTGAGGGATGAATCGACTTGACCACATCCAAGTTGCTTTTTCGAGATTATTGACTGCGATCATCTTTGGTGATTGCAATTGGATGTTATCGAGTTATTGCCATCTAAAAAATCATTGGCTCAAGTGGTACATCAACAAGATTTTCTTCCTAGAAGCCGATCATTGTGCCAATTCGTACATTTATGAAAGGGTATTCGATGACGCTAACACCTAGAGCACCCTTGAAATGGGGCGGAATAAAATCGACTTGGTTATCGTCTCTTCCGTCTGAGATAGAAATATTAACGATTGACACGAATGGAAACGTATCGCGTCAAGCTATCTCTTCTACCAATTTTGAAGACATAACAGGCGACCCCGAAGATAATTCCGCCCTAAGTGTTATTTTTGCGAGTCTACAAAGTGACATAGATGCGAAGATTGGCGGTTCAACAGGTTCCAACGATAACCGTCTTTTGCGTGCCAATGGAACTGACGGGGCTACTGTCCAAGATTCTGCGATAACTGTTGATGATTCGGGCAACGCAAGCGGTCTTGGTACGGTGGGTTGTGGGGCAATTACGTCCAGTGGCAACCTCTCTTGCCGAAATATCACTCAAACATCCTCAAATGTCACGACAGACGGGCTAAACTTCGTCAATAGCGTATCGGGCACGACTGGGCGAATTCAGGCCGGTTATGCAGGTAATTACGATACAACTTTGTTGATTTCGTCCGGCAACCCAAATACAGCCGCAATTTCGATAGGTTCCGAAAGCCAGTTTGTAAAACCAATTTCGGTTGTGGGCGCGGCAACCTATATCAACCATTCATCAAACGGCAATAACCGAATTGATTTCCGCACCGACGGCGCACCTGGGCTAAGGCTTAGTGGGTTAACTCAATTAAGCCTGCAAACTGGCTTATCGAATAGGTTAACACTTACGGCAACAGAAGCTACGTTCCTTACAAACTTAACGGTTAACGGTTTAGTGGCTCTTGGTACGTATACTGTAACTACCTTACCTTCGGCTTCAGCTAATGCCGGTAGGCTGGCCCAGGTAACAGATTCAAGCATAACAACGAACGGTTCAACGGTTGCCGGTAGTGGGGCTAATCGTGCTGTTGTTTACTCAAACGGAACAGATTGGAAAGTTGTGGTAGCATAATGACAAAAACACCTTACGAAGTGCTGTTGAGGCTAAATTCCGATGGAAGCATTGCCGGAGCATCTATTCGGTATTTATTGGAAGTAGAAGGGAGAGTTATTGAAGGTGACCCCGAACCGCTAGCGGGTACATCCGACCCCGCGTTTCTCTCATTCAAATCTGAATTTTCAGCTGGGGTGATTGCCCAACGTGACGATCTTTTGATAAAACTTGAATTAGCCTATGCAAGAATCGCAGAACTCATCACGCAAGTAAACTTCGATCCCAGAACAATTGAAGCTAACGCATTCTTAAATCGAATAACATCGACGGAATTAGCTCAATTATTTTCGTCCGATGATCCGAACGTGCAGGCTATTTCACAAATGCTGTTGGCCTATAAATCCAATGATTGGAGAATCGAACTCGACTCAGTTGAGATGCGGCAAGCTGTAGGTTATTTGCGTTCATTCGGCATGGTAACCGATGAGAGAGCGGGAGCACTATTACAGGACGGGACACGGGCAGAAGCGTACATTGATGACGGGAGCGATTGATCGTCATGGCAAACAAAACAATCATCTTAATCAATGACGATTTGCGCGATGAGACGTCATTGACCATTGAGTTGGTCAACCCCACCACAGGCGAAATCGAAAATGGCGGCGGCAGCGGTGACACTCTAACCGAAGACGAAGACAGAGCGGGACGATTTACAGCCGTTGTGGATGACGCAATAAATGGTTGGTTCAAGGTTCGCGTCTGCCAATCTGGAACACCAATAGCTTATGGAGGCGATCTGTATATCGAGTCAGACGTAGCTGGTAGTTATTTGGTGGATGATGCTAGTCTTGAACAGACAATCAATATCACGCCGGCATTCGCTCGCCAAGATGCAATGATCGAAGCGAACACAATCACGATTCGTAAGGGAACGCAGGGCTGGATACTGGTAACAATCCTCGACGAAAACGACGATCCAGTCAATTTGACGGTTTACACTGGACTCAAGTTTTTGGTTAGTGTGCCTGGTGCAACATCTCTCCAAGAGCAGACGGTTAGCGTAATAGGAACTGACAATAATCAGTTTTATTGGAAACCGAACGTTGCGTCGACAAGTAAAGAGAGATCGCTTGTTTGGTCTCTTGTAAACGACATCGCCGACGAGTCGAGCCAATACTACAAGGCATCTCCAGCCGATGGAATCATCTTAGTAAAGGACACTGCGGTACTGTGACGGCAAACACTCTTTGCAGCTGCGGTAATGTACATCCCAGAAACGAGCGATGCCAGAAGTGTAGCCGCGGCAAAAGATCTGGACACGGAAAGACCACGAAAGAGCGTGGCTATGGGCACGACTGGCGGAAGCTTTCGCAGACGATTGCAAAAGAAGATCCTCTTTGTCCAGATTGCTTAGAAGAGGGTATAGTTAACCCTGGAGATGGAAGACATCACATTCAGAAGATAATCGACGCTCCAGAACTAAGACTAGACCGAAACAATGTAATGAATTTATGCGATCGACATCACGCTGTACGAGAGCGAGAGGGTAGATAATGGCAGGTAGACCAGGTAGAAGCGGTGGAGCAAGAAACAAAAGCAATCGAGCAATCAAAGACGGCAAAGACCTAGTCGACACAAAAGGTGGTCCAGTTAAGCCAAAAGGATTAACGGTCGAACAACAAAAAGTTTGGGACGACATTGTCTCTTCGCTTCCAACAGAGACAATGAAGAAAGCTGATTCCGCTCTCTTGCAGATCCTTTCTGCTTACATTTGTGCCATGCGAAAACTAAATAGAAGCTTCTTACTCGATCCAGCAGATGCCGACATTCGGCAGGCTTTTAACCAGTGTTCGCAAAAGATTTTGCAAATTTCTGCGGTGGTTGGATTATCTCCAGCTGATCGAAAGCGAATACAATTAGGCGGAGGCAGTGAAGAGGAGGACGACTTGAAAAAGTTCTTGGCATGCGGATAACAAGATGATCACCCAAACAACAGCTCAAGATAAAGTTGAATACTATATCGACGCTGTCACAAGCGGTGAAATGCCAACTGGCAAGTACATCAAGCTAGCGATCAATAGGCATCTTAGCGATCTTTCACGGCAAGATACTGAATCATTTCCCTATTACTTCGACCCACAATCAGCAAAAAAAGCATGCGATTTTTTTCCACGAATCATCAAGCATTCAGTGGGCGAGTGGGCAGGCCGGCCATTTGAACTTGAACCATGGCAAGCATTTTGTAACTGGTGTCTCTTTGGCTGGAAGCGACTCGATGGGACACGAAAATTTCGCAAGTACATCAAATTAGTAGCTCGAAAAAACGGCAAGTCGACGGAGTTTGCCGGCTTAGCCCATTACATGGCGATCGCAGACGGTGAGCCTGGTGCTCAAATCTTGACCACGGCAACGAAGATTGATCAAGCGAAGATGGTTTTCAATGAATGCGTTTTAATGCGAGACAAGAGCCCTGGTCTTTGCAAGCATTCGAAGAGTATTACTAACTTGATTTCTTACGCAATCAACAATAGCTACATCAAGCCCCTTGGAGCAGACAAGCCCTTTTCTGGTCTTAATCCGCACACTGTATTTTTTGACGAAATGCACGAATGGCTAGAACGACATCGCAAGTTTTACGGCACGATGACAACGGGTTCAGGTGCTCGCCGGCAACCGTTGTTTGCGATCATCACAACAGAAGGAGACGATAACAGTATCATCTGGCAAGAAGAGCTAGATTACGCGCAAAAAGTTCTCGATGGAATTGTCGAAGATGAAGAGCTTTTTGCGATGCTTTACATGCTCGACAAAGATGACGCTTGGGACGATGAAAGCGTCTGGATAAAAGCGAATCCGAATCTTGGAATCTCCGCCAAAATTGAGCCGATGCGACAAATGTGTCGTGAAGCAAAACACAAGCCAATGACGAAGAATGATTTTCTTCGTTTTCACTTGAATCGCCGAGTGTCTGCAACATCTAAGGCAATCGAAGCGGAACAATGGAAGTCGGCACACAAGCCATTTACGCCACTTGAACAAGCTGATTGCATTTGCGGCGCTGGAGATATTGGTGGTCGAGACGACTTGGGATCAGCTGGATTTGTTGCTCGATTCGTTGACGAAGAGAAAGTGAACCCAGAAACCGGCGAGACAGAATATGTTTACCATTACGAAGTTTGGCAAAAAGCTTTCATATCGGTCGACACAAAGCGAAAGATCAATGAAATGCCTTGGGCGGTTTGGCTTTACGATGGAAAGATTATCAAAAGCGAATTCGTTGTGTCTGACATCGAAAAATGCATCTTAGACCAGAGTTTTGCGGAAACATTGGATAAAGTTGCTTTTGACCCTCATAACTGCCTTGGAACCATCGAGAATTTTCAGAAGTCCGGTTTCCCTGTTGTGGAGTTTCGGCAGAACTACATAATGTACAATGAGCCACTGCAAGACTTCGTTGATCTGCTCCACAAGGACAAGATTCGACACAACGGAGACGAAGTGCTAGCATGGGCAGTGGACAATCTGTCGATCAAGAAGGATGGCGAAGACCGCTGGATGCCTTGTAAAAAGACATCGAGCGACAAGATCGACCCTATCGTTTCGTGCTTGATGGCGTTTCGTTTGGCGAAACTGCAACCACCACGGCAAAAAACATTATTCATTGGGTAGGTCTATCTATGGCAGAAATCGCCGGCATTAGCGGAATCGTCAATCCTCTTCAGTGGCTAATCTCTCTTGTCATGGGTGACAAGCACGAAGATGGCGACAAAGTGATCAGCGCCCACAATGCGCTCAAGCATGCACCTGTTTGGCATGCACTGAACCGCATTTGCGGAAACGTTTCGATCATGCCACTCCGCTTAAAGCAAGAAACGGATGATGGTTTTACAGCGAGATCCGATGATGAAAGAGACTTTGCGGTTTTCCATAAATCAGGGGCTTATTTAACGCCAAGCTATCTCAAAAGCACAGTACAGGGACACGCTTTGCTTTGGGGAAATGGTCGATGTTATATCGACACAACGGACGGTTATGAATTCATCATTCTTCAGCCCGATCGCACTGCAAGCTTTTTAATGAACGGAAAAAAATACCACGTCACAAAACCGGAAGGAATCCATGATAGGTTGATGATTTTTCAACAAGTGAACAAGCATGACATCGTTGTCCTAGAAGATAGTGAAGTCATTCATATACCAGGATTCGGTTACAACGGCATTGAAGGGCTTTCATTATGCGAAATGGCCGGCTTGAGCTGGAATACAGGTCGTGCAAGCGATCTTCGAGCCAACTCGCAAATGCGATTCGGTTTTAGCGGTGGCATCACGCTCGAAGCACCAAATGGAGCATTTCGAAGCGACAAGGAAGCTGAAGATTTTTACAAAAACATTTCGGCTAGACAAGCTGGTCCAGACAATGCCGGCAAGCCACTTTTATTGAAAAACGGAATCAAGCTAGCTGCTCCAGTGATGAGCAACAAAGATGCCGAGTTTATTCAAGCTCGACGGTTCCAACGCGAAGAAGCGGCTCTTTGGTTCTTGCTTGAATCGATACTAGGTGGTGAGAAAACAGAGGGGTACAACACCCAAGAACAGAAGAATCTTGCTTACCTTACCAACTGCTTAATGACATGGCTTGTTCGCTGGACGGAAGAACTAAACGTCAAGCTATTGAGCAAGAGCGAACTAAAGCGAGGTTTCAGCTTTCACTGGGACACATCCATTTTGTTGCGAGCTGATTACGAAACGTTGATCACAGCTTATTGCAAACTGATTCAGCATACCGTTTACAGTCCAAACGATGTCCTGATGAAGCTTGGTGAAAAGAAGAGACCAGGCGGCGATGTTTATGAAAATCCATCGACCAGTAGCGGCAAGGACCAAAGCGATAAGCTTAGTGAAGATCCGAAAAAGAAAACTGCGAAAGCAAGGCTAAAACATCTTGCCACGGTAGAGGCAAAACGAATTGTTCAATTTTCAGAGACAGATTCATTTCAGAAAAAAACATCTTCGTTCTATGCTGGATGGAGAAAAACGCTTGCCGAAGCTTTTGAGGATTCGGGTGTCAGTGGTGAACTGGCAACCAAATGGTGCGATGAAAGCGAAAAAGATATTGCAGATCTTGGTGCGATAAAAGCAGTCGAAAAAATTCAATCTCGGGTCGATCAATTTTTTGAGGAGTAGGCAATGTTCAAGATCGATGGAAACTCTATTTACGTCTATGGCGTGATCGGCCCATCATGGGCAGGCTATATTAGCGATTCGCAAGTCATTGATGCGCTGCACCAGCTGAAAGGTAAGGAAGTTCATCTTCGTATCAATTCACCAGGCGGAAGCGTCGACATGGGGATTTCGATTCAAGGAGCGATCAAACGACATGGAAACGTGATTTCGCACATTGACGCGCTGGGGGCATCGATCGCTTCTGTATTCCCGCTTGCTTCGAAACAAGTGGTGATAAGCAAGGGCGCCAAAATGATGATTCATGAACCATGGACGATCGAGCTTGGTAACGCGAAAATCTTGCGAAAGACAGCTGAAGTTCTCGACAAATACAATGCCGACATTGCCGACATCTACAACGAAAAAACCGGCAAGCCAATCAAAAAGATTTTCGAAATGCTCGAAGCGGAAACTTGGTTTACATCGCAAGAGGCGATCGATTTTGGACTCGCCGATGCCGTCGATCCAAATGCTCCAGAAGAGGAACCAGTAGCTCCGCAAGGACTGTTCAAGAACGTTCCTAGTGATGTTCGGCAATCGGCGTCACCGATCTTTGGGGCAGTCAACCCAGACTACAACTTGATCTTGGCGAAGGCCAGGCAAGCGATTGCGCAGTCTAAGAGTCTTGACATCGGTAATCTGTAAACCTAGATTATTCGTGTTAGCAGATGATCGAGCAACTCGTTAGCGGCTTAGATCGGAAGGCTAGAAACTATTGTTTTTGTTTCTATGTTTTTCGGTGGCCGCTTTTTTCATGCGCCACCAACGGAGTGAACCATGAAAACCAGTGCTCAATTACGCGAAGAAATCGCTAAGAAATCGGCTCAAGCTATTGCGATCGCAGAGCTTGCCAAGACAGAAAACCGCGAACTAACCGCTGAAGAAAAAAGCGACGTTGACAAGATCATCGGCGAACGCGGCGATGTTTATCATCTCCAAGTCGATTTGTCGCGGGCAATCAAACTTGAGAAGATCACGCAAGACTTGCTTAATGGTCGCGTTGATCAACCCTTGAATGGGCAACCACCACGCGGCCCAAATGATGCCTTGGATGATGGCTATCCGGTCTTTGCGATGGATCGATTGCGAATTCCAGCTCAAGCGAAAGCAACGAAAGCAAAGTATTTCGAAAACAACGAAGACGCCTATGTCTGCGGTCTTTACTTGGCAGCAGTTTCGTTCTCGGGCGAAGGCCGCAACATCGCCAAGCAAAAAGCGGAGGACATGGGATTTCGCTTTTTGAACGTGCTTACCACCACGGACAATCAATCTGCCGGCGTTCTGACTCCAGTGCAATTCGAAACCGCCGTCTTGGTGATTCGCGAAAAATACGGTGTCTTTCGCCGAAACGTCGGTGTCTTCCCAATGTCCGCCGCGATCGACTACGCTCCTCGAAGCTTGACCGATGCGGAAGTTTATTTCGGCGACGAAAGTGATGTGGACTGGGATGACGAAAGTGACCCAACATTCGACCAGGTTGCTTTGCGAGCCAAAGATTGGTACGCGATGACTCGCATGTCACGCAATCTTTCCGAGGATGCCTATATCGCAATGGCCGATTTTATGGCTCAGATGTTCGGTCGATCGCTCGCCAAGAAAGAAGATGAAATCGGATTCATTGGCGACGGAACAAGCACCTATGGTGGGATGCGAGGATTCAAAAGCGCCCTGAAAGCTGGTTGCGCCGTCACTGCGACAGGCATTACCACTTACGGCACCTTGACGCTCGCCTACTTCCATAACGTGCTTGCAGCGATGAAGAACTACGACAACGCCATGGGAATGAAATTCTACGTCAACAAAGCATGCTACCACGCGGCAATGGAACGATTGATGGCAGCTGGAGGCGGGAACACAAAGACAGATCTTGCAGGACGTATTGGCCCAACATTCTTGGGCTACGATGTCGAATTCGTAAACTGCTTGCCAAAGGCGTTGACTTCGATCACTGGTGAAACATTCGGATTCTTTGGTGATGCGGCGATGTCAGCGAAGCTTGGGCAACGTCGCGGCATGAGTGTCGAAGCTAACACGAACGTCTACTGGAAGCGAAACCAGATCGCTTTGCGAGCTTGGCAACGTGCGGACGTTAACGTTCACGAAGTTGGAACCGATACCGAATCGGGGCCTATGCTTGAAATGATCATGGGCTAAGCATTTGGTTTGGGCAAAACTTTCAACGCTAGGCTTAGCGGCTTAGCGATTATTTTCATCGAATAGCCAAATTTTTTATAAGGAATTCCAAACATGGAATTAGGTCAAATGATGCATGCCGAACAAGTGATTCGGCCACAATCGCTTAGTGCGAACTCAACTACTACGGCGAATATCGACTGTTCGCAAGCCGATTATGTTGTGTTGCGAATTTCGTTCGGAACGGAACTCAATACCAACGCAGTGGGACCAGCTGTCGCGATCAAAGAAAGCGACACGACAGTTGCTACCAGCTTTACGACGCACAATTCTTCATTGCAGATTTCAACGCAAGATTGCGGCAACACCAACGGAACGTTGATTACTTATGGAATTCCCATGACTGGAATCCGTAAGAGATACCAACGGCTTGAAATCTCAGTTGCGAACTCGACCAACAATCCTGTTTCGTGCTCTGCGATCGCTGAATTGTGGAATGACTCAACGCCAGTCGGTACAGTCGGAATGGGCGACGTTGCGGTCGTACTGAAGTAAGTGTAAAATCCGCAAGTGCCGTACCACTTGCGGAGAGCCCCCAGCGATCTCTAGCCCAGCCCGCTGGGGGCGTTTTTTTCTTGGGCAACAGTGAGGGCTACACTGTGACATTGTTTAAGAGTCAACTAAGTCAAGATCAATGGGTTCGCGAGCATTTCATCCAAAATCAAGCTCGCATTGTTAAAAACAATTCTCCATACTTTGTGGAAATTGGTGCCCACGATGGAATGCAACTTTCGAATACGCATTATTTCGAAAAGCAATTAGGTTGGGATGGTCTTTGCATCGAGCCTAATCCAGAAACGTTCTCGAAGCTTCGCAAGAATCGCAGTTGTCATTGCTGCAACATGGCGGTTTCTAACAAAGATGGCCATTTGCCCATCGACTTCAATGTCGCCGATCCAATGCTTGCTGGCCACAAAATCGGCGGAACAAATATTGCTTGCGACACGATCACAAGTATCTTGCAATCCTTCGATGCACCCTCAGACATTACCTACATGTCGATTGACGTTGAAGGGCACGAAGTCGAAGTCTTAGAAGGGCTTAATTCAGTGCTTTTCAAGCCAGTGATGATGACGATCGAACACAATGGCGACGCTGATCGATTAGCAAATATCGTTTGTTGGCTTAGCGAACGACACTATCTTTTTCGTGTTTTTTACTGGGACATTTTTGCTATTAAGGACTGGGCACTATGGGAGTAGAAGATAAGGCAGAAGACAAAACAAAGAACATCAAGATTGCAGCAGTAATGACTTGCGGTCGCTGGGGCGCGGTACGATCGCTCTTGCAGATTACATCGGCTCTCCAAGAGCTTGGCATCCCGTTAGTCCACACTCAAGGAGTGTTTTGGGGGCAATGCTTAACAAGAGCTATTACGGAAAATCTTGATAAAGTCGATTACGTGTTAACCATCGACTGGGACTCGATGATTACCGGCGATCACATTCGGGAAATCGTGTTTGATGGCATCCGTAAGAACCTCGACGCATTAGTTCCACTGCAAGTGCGTCGCGGCGGACAGCTGCCCCTTGTTTCCCTTGGGGTAGACGGAGAGGCCAGGTTTCCAAAAGGAGCGATCATACCGATCCACACAGGGCATTTTGGTATGTCGCTATTTCGAGCGGATTGCTTGCGAAACCTTAAAAAGCCATGGTTTCTCTCTAAACCCAACGACGAAGGAGGCTGGGAAACAAAAAGCAACAAGGTCGATGAAGACATCTATTTCTGGCACAATTTTAGGGAATCTGGATTCACAGCCTGGTGCCACACTGGAGTCAAAATCGGTCACTTGGAGGAAATGATTACGTGCTATGATGACAATCTGGATGTAAGATATGTCTACCCTCAAGAATGGCTTGAGGAGCAAGCCAAATTGAAGAACGAAAAACTTGCGGCGATGGTGACACCAACTTATGAAGAAACCAAACCGTCAACGACTGACAATCCAGACAGCAGCGACGATCAAGCCGATAACGGTTCAGGAACTCAAGAAGCAACTTGAAATTGCTCCTGAAGAACCAAGCCACAACACGCATTTAGAAATGCTGATCGATGGTGCAATCGAAGAACTTGAGCGCGACACCGGGATTTGTCTCGCTCAAACGGTTTACGACTGGACCATCGATCATTTTTACAGCGATGTAATCCGTCTCCCAGTCAGGCCGGCAAGTGCGGTGACTTACATCAAGTATTACGATGGCGGAGAAGTTCAGCAGACACTTGCAGCAACGGAGTATGATTTCATCCACGATCGCCAAGGTGCGAACCCTGGATACCCAGAAATCGAGCTGAAATGGGACAAGTATTGGCCGTTTACGCACGGTCGCCATGATGCGGTTACGATTCGATTTGTGGCCGGTTATGGATCTACTTCTGAAGAAATACCAGCTATTCACAAGCAAGCCCTGTTGCTTCTCTGCACGGCCCGATTTGAGCATCGAGGTGAAGCCACAACATCCAACAGCAAACACCTGGTTGCCTACGAGTCTTTGATTACGAAATATCTCAGGACAAGCTACCCATGACGAATTATCGCGGCGATACTGGACCAGTGGGGAAAATGCGATATCGAATTACCATTCAGGAATTCATTGCGGAGCGAGATACCACTACTGGTCAAGAGATCAAAAACTGGAAAAACTTTCGCGTCGGTGTTCCAGCTGGAAAGCGATCGCCGAGAGGTGGCGAAGTTAATTTTGGAGACTTAACTGAGGTTATCGAAACCGTTATTTTCCGAATTCGCCACATCGAAGGAATCACGGAAAAAATGAGAATTGTGTTCCATGATCAGAACTACGGCATAAAATGGGCACAGTCCGTGCGTGACGGTGATCGATATCTAGATATCTTCTGCAACCTGGTCAAACCAAGATGAGTAGCCAAGATTATACGCCGATCAAGCAACCTGCCTGGAAGACAGGATCATCTGGTGGCAAGAACGTTATCGATTTGAGTCAGGTTATTGCGGTTGTTAATCGAATCGAGGATCTGCCAATTCGAGTCGCACGAGATCTTCGCGAGGTCTATCTAAATCAAGCCGGCCAGATTTTAGCTGCGGAACTAACCGCTCGAGCGCCAGTCGGTAACGACAAGGATCGAGCGAAACAAAGTCGAAGGCATCGGGACCGATGGCAAAACACTAAACGAGCAAAGGACGCAGTTTCTTATGTCGTCAGAAAATACGGAACACTCGGGTCAAGCATTTACGCGGGGCCAACGTTCCCAGACGGGAACAAATTTTACTTCGATTACTACGGACCAGAACCATTTAGGCACATGTATTTCTGGACTCCCCGTCAATCTGGGGGTGGCACAGTCCCGAAGACTCTCGGGCGAATCCGTCGCAAGAGAGATATTTTCCGCGAAGTCCGAGACGCACGGCAAGAATTCATCGTCAACATGATTCTTGGCGGAGTCGCAAGAACCGTAGATCACCACATGGGGGCGAGAAATGGCTGATTTGTCGTTCGCGATTCGCAAATACTTAATCGATTACACCGATGACGCGGCGGACAAAATTGTCTATGACATCGTCGCCGATCGCATTTCGCCAGACGCTCCAGCGGAATCGGAAACCAGGCCACTGATCACCTACAGTGTCGTCAGCGGCAACGGGACGCACACAATCAACCAGGGGCTCGTTAAAGAGCAATCGAGAGTTGAATTCGAATGCCGAGCAACAACCAGGCAGATCGCGAGCAATATAGCTTTGGCTGTAAAATCGGCTATCATGGATGTCGGCACAATGAAGGGCGTTCATTCGGCTGTATGGGTAAGTGATGTTGAGTACGGATCAATGCGAACTCAAGAAGTCCCAGCGATCGACGCCAGCGACTCGAAAGAGTACATCTCGATAATTGATTTCACGTTCACTCATTCAGTACAGTAGGAGCATCTACGATGCCTGTGACAGACGTACCAGATACCGGCCTAGGCGCAACGGTTGTATTTTCCGTGACCAGCTTTGCGGCTAAAATCCTGTCGGTCAAGCTTCCAGATCACACACGAGAAAAACTCGGGATATCCGTGCTAAGCACGACTGATTTCATGGAATACATGATGAGCGACTTGGTCGAGCCTGGTGAAGTCGAGTTAAGTGTCTTGCACCCAACAAGCATCGACTTCCCTATCCCAAACGAAACGGTAACTCAAACATGTACAGTAACATTTCCGATGCGTAAAGTGGCATCGGCCACAACGACTTCGAACGAAACTGTAGCTGCCAATTGTGCGGGAAGCGGATTCTTCATCAACGCTGGCGGACCAACTTTGCAAGTCGGTCAGCTTCAGATCAGTACGGTTCGCTTTGCCTATGACGGTGGAACAGGACCAGCTTGGACTAAAGCAAGCTAATCTTTTCTTGTTTCTGTTTCGACAACTATCATCTAAAAATCATAAAAGAGAAAAACCATGGCAATCAGCGTTCGATTGGTTCCGCACACTGCAAAGAAGAAAACGATTCTTGGCGAGATTGATCAAGAGTTTGATCAGTCATACGTGTTTGCCAATGACCACCATGTTGGTTATGTTGGTAAGCAGGCCGGCGCTCACATCAACTTTACCATCCAATTGCCACGTAGCGTAAAGCAAGAAATCGCTGCTGCTATTGGAAAGCTCAAGGGCGAAGTCGAGACTCCACCCGTAGTGGAAATGCCGACCGATGAGCAAGTACGGGAAGCTTTGAAAAAACTGGACGAGGACAATGAAAGCTAAAGAAACACTCGAAAAATTTAAGGTACGTCGAATCAAAGAACTGACGGCACCGACAGGCGACAAATTTTGGATTCAATCGATTACGGAACTAGAGCGAGCTGAATTCAATGAATCGATGTTCAACGAAAAAAACGAAATCAATTCGAAGGAAGCAAGCGCCGCAACCCGAAAGTTGATTGTTCGCTGTCTAGTTGAAGAAGACGGTACTTCCGTCTATTTGCCTGGTCAAGAAAATGAACTGGAAAACGTTGATTCCTTGATCACTATGTTTCTACGAGAAGAAATCGATGATCACTGCGGTCTACAACCAAAGACCGTAGATCTTTCAAAAAAAAGCTAGTCAAAAACGAACGCATTCGGGCAATCGCTTGGTTGGCTCTTCATAGTGGCCGGCACGACATCTATCAATTCGCTAGTGAAGTGAACTCGGAAGACATTGACTTCTGGGTTCACTTTTTTTGTGAATACCCGCATGGTCCAGCGACAGAACAAAATGCTTTTAACTTTGCCAAGCTAATGATGCACTTGGACCGCATTCTAGGAACGTTAAAGAGCGTTAATGGCATCAAGCATGTTACAATGGCATTGTCTTGGGTTCTTCCAAAACGCCTTCGACCGAAAAGCACAAAATCGGTCGAAATCATGTCCAGTGAAGACTTGGCGAAGTCGCTAACAAAGAAAGTCGAGAAGCTATGACCAAAGTAATTAGCTATGCGAACATCGCGTTGAACTTCACTGCGGACACAGGCGGAATCTATAACGTCCGATCTGAAATAAGCCAATTGACGCGACAAGCTAAGTCACAAATGAGCGAACTTGAAAAGTTCATTCATCAATTGCGAGTCATATCGGATTTGGAGAAGAAGGGTCAGTATTCGGTCGAGACCTACGAACAAATGCGTCGCGTAGCATCGAACGCCTATCTCGATATGGCGAAGAAAAGTGGCGAATACACAACTGCCTTGCAACATATCGGTGGCCTTGTTCCGAAACTCAAGTCTGAAGTTGATCAGTTATCCTTTGCGTACCAACGAAACGCAGAGGCAAGTGAGATTGCGGCGAAGAAGGAAGAGCGTCGCGCTCAACTACTTCAGATGGTTGGGCGAATCTCGAAGGAACACATTCGTCTAAGCCAAGAACGAGATGCATTGATTGCTAGTGCCCATGTCAAGGACGTATTGGCCCAACAGGATGCGATTGCAAGGAAACAAGCTGCGGAAGAAGCGTACATTGCTAAGAAAAAGAAGGATTATGAAGTCGCGATCGCCGACATGTATGTCAAAGAAACGCTAGCTGCCCAGGATGCGATCAAACGAAAGCAAGAAGCGGAAACGGCATACATTGCCAAGAAGAAAAGAGAACACGAAGACGCAGTCGCTGCGATGTACATGAAGGAGGTTCTTGCCGAAAAAGAAGCAAGAAGAAAACAGTTAGAAGCTTGGCTTGCAAAAACGGCAAAGGAACAAGCAGAAACGATAAAGCTAAATCAGGAACGCGAAAAGCTAATTGCTAATGCCCACGTCAAAGAAGTCCTTGCGGCTCAAGATGCGATTAAAGCACAGGATGCACTGATTGCTAAGAAGCGAGCATCGATCGAAGCAAGCATCGCCCAAAAGCACGTAAACGACATCATTGCGGCTCAGGACAGGCGGAGGCTCGAAATTGAACAAATGATCGAACGGATCAAGGCCGAAAGATTCCGTTCGTTAACGAGTCATTTGGACTATCAGAAATTCGACTGGGATCGATTCAAAAACCAGAACATGAAAATGTTTGCCGGCATGACAACGGCAGAGCTAGCCGCAATGCGAGCTGAAGCGACAAGACTCCATTCTATGTCAGCTCGACAGCTGGAAGTCTGGAAGCGACAAGCCGATCAAGTCGCAAAGGTTCGAGCAGAGTTTGCTCGAATGAACCGAGAAGCATCAAATTCAAGAGGCATGCTATCGAGTATTTTCAGCGGTCTATCGATGGGCGGAATACCAGGCTCGCAGCTTGTTGGCGCTGGAGTATTAGCAGGAACCATTGCGGCAGCTGCGATAACAATACAAACATCGCTTTCCGCGTTTGGTGCCATGCGTATGGAAATGGCTCGACTTGAGGTCCAAATGGGATCAACAGAGATAGCATTTAAAAAATTCAACCAAATGAGAACGATAGCGGCTAAGTCGCCACTGATGACTAACGACTTACTTAAAGGATCAGTTACGCTAAATCAGTATGGCTTTGAGATTGAAGAATTGATACCAAACATGAAAATGTTGATGGATGTTTCAGCCGGCAACGCTGATCGATTTAGGTCACTAGCGCTTGCCTATGGACAAGCCCGCGCCGCCGGTCGCTTAATGGGGCAAGAAACACTTCAATTTATCAATGCTGGATGGAACCCACTTAAAACAGTTGCTAGAGAGACCGGAATAGAATTTTCTAGGCTTAAAAAACTTATGGAAGAAGGCAAGGTTAGCTTCGATACTATTGCCGATGCACTCTATGCTGAAACGCAACCTGGCGGAAAGTTCAGCGGAATGACCGAAAAGCTTAGCGGCGAGTATACTGCAAAAGTCAATAAATTTAATGAATCTCTTTTGCGAATGAAGGAAACGCTTGGAGAATTGGCAGCTGGCCCAACTGGACAATTGCTAAGTGAGTGGGCAGACAAGATTGATTCAGCATCTCTATCAATAATGAGTAACTTAACTCTGTATCGAGCTGGATTAGCAGCTTCCAATGGAGAGACTGCGGAAATGCTTGGTCAAGTTCAAAGATACTTTGACATGCAAAACACTGCGACAGACAAAATAGCAGAGCGCAAGAATCTTTTCAAAGATATCAAGAAGCTAGAAGAAGACGACAGAAAAAAAGCTGGTCAAGAAGAAGCAAGAATTCGACAAAAAGAGATCGACAAAGCAGCTGAAAAAATCAAAGATCTTGACGGTGTTGCCAAAAAAGAAAGAGAATTGATCGAACTACAAAAAGGCAAGCGAGAGCTTGATTTGTTCGATTTCGAGCAACTCGCCAAAGAGCGAACAAGGGCGATCATGGAAAGAGATCGAATCGAAGACGGAAAACTCTACAACGAAGCAAAGAACGCAAAAGCCCGCATCGATCAGATGAACAAAGAGATCGATGCCTACAAGAAAATCTATGATCAAGTTGATCGAGTCTCGAAGCTTGAAGAAAAACGAAAGATGGTTCAAGATAGTGCAAAGTCTTTGCTTGACAGCTTGCAGACACCAGAACAAAAACTGAATAACGACATCGGCAAAATGGCCGTGATGATTCAGATGGGACTGATTACTCAAAAACAAGCTATGATGGCGATGGAAAATCAGCTAAAAGACAAGAAAAAAGAATCTGGAGGCGAGTTACCTAATCTGATCAAGGCCGGCACGATCGAAGCATATCAAGCGATCTACGGACAGCGGGCGATGATTCAAGAGCAACAGCTTGAGCAACAAAAGAAACAAAAAGAACTTCAGGAAGCCGGCAACAAGCTGCTAGCGAAGATCGCCGGAAATCTTGAAACAAACTTAATGGGGCTTGTAGACTAATGGCATTTACAATCATAGGACAAAAGCGCGGTCCATCGTCGACATTGAATATCTCGGGGCAACAGCTGGTCTATTCCGAAACGCTGGAATACATCCTATACGACACCAGCGGAGACGGAACGCTAGCAAAGGCATACCGAACACCAGGTTTACCAAAAGTCAACAGGCCACTGCGATTGCCAGACCTTCCATATCTGCTTGCATGCAAGAAAAAGAGCGTCAAGCAAGAAGAGAAAAACAAAAGACTTTACTACGTCAGCTGCGATATCGATAACACTCCATCGACTGGGGGCAGGCAAGGAGGCGAAGGTTCGCAAGAAGACTCTTCGCCAGATCCAACAAGTTGGTGGAGTGTGATCGATGGCGATCTCGAAGAAATTGATATACCGATCATCACGGATACAGATGGGTGGCCGATTGTCGCGACAACAGGACGACGATACCAAAGTCCGCTTACAAAAACAGTAAAAGTACCCGTCATTCGCTGGAAGCAATACGAGCCAGCGACCAGGCCGCTTGATTACTACCTTGACGTCAATGAAACCGTCAACAAATCTCCATTCCTTGGGGCCGAAAAAGGGACATGGATGTTGACGGTAGAGAAATGGGCGATCGGTCTAACCAATGGGCGATACTGCTGGGAACTGGATCTGAAAATTCGTTATTTGAAGCGATTTATCAATCCGCAAGGTGGTAGACTATTTCGCAGAACAGGAAGAGCTACCTACCAACAAATCACTGACGGTAGGTACGATTGGCAGGATGCTATCTACCAGGCTGATACCATTCAGCGCAACAAGCTACCATGCAAAGATGAAGAAAAGAATCGAGCAATGATGGCAGTCGATGAAAACGGTCTTCAGCTCGATTTGGAAACAAACTTGCCGGTTTACGTAATTCATAACACCAAGCCGGCGATCAATTTCAACTGGTTACGGATTCGACAACGAGGGAACTAAAATGGCAGACGAAATCAGCTATTCTCTTTCGATCAATTACACAAACCTCGAAGATTCCCTAGATATCAACTGGGATGACAGCGAAGACGGCGTCGCCGGCAAGTCTGGTCAGTTTTCGATGGACGTCAGCACTAGCTTAGCACAGATCACGCTTAGCTCAGTATCGAGCCCAAAGCTACTTGCTTGGAAGGTAACTGGAACCAACGCGGTCCAGCTTTTCGCCGGTAACACCACGAATCAAGTTGGTCAAGTTTCACCTGGCAACATCGGATTCCTGACAATCAACTCAAGTTGCGATATCCGTCACAAAACAGCTTCTGGAACATCGATTATCAAGGTGGCACTGATCAGCGCATGAGCGACAAGAAACCACACGGATTTCGCAAAGAGATCGCTAAACGAATGCTCGATCAACTTCGCGGTCTCCACTCGAAACAGGGTGAGGAAAAGGAAGAAATCGAGCAAGCTCGAAATGCGATCGTCAAAGTGCCTGTTGGCGGAATTCCGGTTATGACTGGAGCCACACCAGGCACAGCGACGATCACGTTTGTCCAAATCGATGGAACAGATCTAGAGGATCTTTCCGTCACAGAGACAGGATTGAATCTGGATACCGGCGCAACCGTGCTTGAGGGTTACACAACTGCTCGCCGAGAATACGCAACAGGACGCTGGATTGTCGATCCTCAACCTATCACAGATCTTCGCTTGTCTGGAAGTAGCTTCCAATACAAGCGAGGAGGATCTTGGTTTACCTGGACTACCGGAACAAGTTGTCCATGACGATTCAACTACTCGAAGGACTCCCATTGCTTGTTGGTGGACAAGTCGCAATCAGTAGCGATTGCTGCTGCACTCCACCGTGCTTGCCATGCGAACCAACTTGCAACACTTGTTACGACACAACGGAAGAAGCTTGCAACACTTTTGAAAGCTACACGGTTGAAGTATCGGGGATTACGAATCCGACCTACACGTTTTCGCCTATGTCTGGTTGCGGAACAGTTGACTGCGATTGCGATGACGCAAACGCAGTTTACGCAATGTCTGGATCTACCATCTGCGGCGATGAACTTTACAGAAACCTAAAGACTTGTGGACCGCAAACTCGATGGTCTCAGTACCCACCGACAGAAATTTGCACTGGGACACTGCTTGAGGAATTCTTTATTTTGGTTGAAGTCATTTATAACAACCAAGAAAGATCGGTCACAGCTGGCGCAATGAACGATGATCTAATCTTATTCAACGATCGCGTCCTAGTCCCAGCGACGATACAAGACTCAGTGTACATCTGCCAGAACTACACGATTCCCAAGGGACATGTCTTCTTGATAACGGTATTTCAGGGAATCGAAGGAAGCATCGCCTACTTCAATCATCCAGATCGGCTATCAATTCCACAGGGACAAAAAATATTTTACTTCATCTACGCACCAGGGAACGCAGTCAAAACAGATTCGTCTTGCCCAGATGAAGAAACGCTTGGGTCATGTTCAGGGCTTGCTGGTGGTGTAGCTGACTTAGTTGCGGTACATGCTACAAATTGCAATCTATCTGGTCAGCCATTTTGCTATCTAAACTGTGATTCGTTTCCGAACGCATGCGATATAAGCGGAATCACAATCACGATCGGGAACATCACACTTGCCGACACAGAACCGCCACCACCCCCACCATGAAAACTATTGTTTGCGAGAAATGCAGCAAGTCCTATGTTGTTTCTGATCTTGCGACCAGATTAAAGTGCTCTTGTCAGCAGCAAACTGAATTGACATTGACAAATAGCACGCCGACACGTCGCAGTAAATGCCGACACAGAGGTGAAGTATTGAAGGACGTCCCTTGCGGATGCGCCGGAAAACCAAAGGTCTTTGCTTGTTGCGTTTACGCTGAATGCATTGTCAAGAAAATCAACCACGAATCCGCGATTTCTATCAAATGCTGTCAAGAATGCGAAAAATGGGAAAGTCAATGATTTTCCTGAAAAAACGCTATTTTTCTCTGCTTTTCTTGTTTTTTCCCAAGAAACACCAAGCCCACCAAGGCTACCAGTGGCACACTATAGCACCATTTCGCGATCGCAACTGAAGTTTCATTTGAATCGTTTTTGTGTGTAAGGGT